TCGATGCGGTCGATGTCTCTGCCGACTACCGGTTCGAAACCGCCAGCACGCTGGAAGGGGCGGGGACATACTACCTCTACGGCGCCAACAGCGCGGGGCTGGGCATCGAAGAGCTGAAGACCGGCTACACCGACGTGACGCTGATCCCTCCCGGCATCCTCGATCGCATTCTGCACATCGTCGCGACCTACTACGAGAACCGGGAGCTGTTCATCCCGGGCGGCCAGTTCCTGAACCCGCAGGGCGAGAACGCCACCCTGGCTGGCTGGTGGGTGCCGAAGGCATGACCTGTCTCGGCTGCAAGCGACGGCAGGAGATCCTGAGCCGCTGGCTAGACAACGTTCGCAGCCGCAGCCCGCGGCTACGGCGCCGGAGCGTCGCCGCGCAGATGGAGGAGATTGGGACGCAGATCGCGGCGGGCGTTTCGCCAGTGGAGATCGCCCTGCAGCAAGCTGTGGAATTGGGGCCGGCCGAGGAGGTGCAGGATGACCGGTGCCGGTGATCTCCGATCCATGATGATCTTCTCCGAGCGCGTCGCCTCGGAGGACGGTGCGGGCAACTGGCAGGACGGCTGGCTCGACCGTCTGGTGCGGCGGGCACAGGTTCAGCCCGCGCGCGGTAGCGAGGCGCTCGACGCAACCCGCTCGGAAGGACGCGGCATGGTGACGATCCGCATCCGTCGCGATCCGGAGGCGGAGACGATCTCCTCCGACTGGAAGGCGCGCGATGCGGTGACCGGCCTCGAATACAACATCCGCTCATCGATCGACCCGTACATGGGCGGGCCGCAGCACGGCCAGTGGATCATGCTGAGCGCCGAATTCGGACGGGCGACCGGATGAGCAGCGTGGACCCCTCTCACGCTTTGCAGGTTGCGTTCATGCAACGCCTCGACGGCGCGACGTCGGCGGGCCGTAATGTCTTTGACCGGGTGCCACCCAAGCCGAACGGCGGCGGCCCCTTCCCGCGCATCGTCATCGGAGAAGGGGCGAGCAGCAATCGACGCATCGGCAACCGCACTGACGATTGCTACTACGCGGGCTCCGAGACCACGTGCTTTGTCGACATCTACGGCGGCCGCGGCAACGAGATCGGGCATCCCGAAACCAAGCGCGTCGCCGACCAGGTGCGCAACCTTCTCGATGACGCTCCGCTCGACCTCGGCGCATACGGGCACCGGCTCGAGATGCTGGAATTCGAGACGGCGACCTACGAGAGCGATGCCGACGGCATCACACGCCGGGCGCTGCTGGTCTTTCGCGCCTGGACCCAGGCACTGGAGTAGGGGCAGATCACCGAGCTAGCGTTCAAAGCTCATCTTCGTCATTAATCTTCGGCCGTCGGGGGAACTCCGAGGCCTTTTCGAGGGAAGGAGAAAATAGCATGGCGCGCCCGACTACGATGAAGGGTTCGGAAATGGTGATCGAACTCGGGGACGGCGGTAGCCCCGAGGTCTTCACTGCCCCGTGCGCTTTGAACACCAAAGGCATCAACTTCTCCGCCACGCCGAACGAGGCGATGGTGCCGGACTGCGACGACCCGGACGCTCCGCTGTGGGTCGAGCGCGTGATCCAGTCGATGTCTGCGTCCATCGCGGGCGCTGGCACGCTGGCCTTCGAGAGCTATAACATCTGGCGCGACTGGTTCCTCAGCGGCAACGAGAGAAACATCCGCGTCCGCTTCTCGGTGGCCGATCCGAACGACGGCTACTACGCGACCAGCGCCGTGCTCACGACCTTCAACACCACCGGTAATCAGGGCGAGCTCTAGACCATCGACAACGAGGCGGAGAGCGATGGCGAAGTCGTATGGGTGCCGACCTGATGAGGGGGTTGCCGCGTGAGCAGGAGCGGTGAAATCACCCTCGAATGGGCGGACGGCGAATACACCTTCCGCATCGGTATCGGGGAATGCAAGAAGCTCCAGGAGCGTGTGGATCGCGGTCCCTACGATGTGTTCGAGCGCCTGAGTTCGCGCAAGTTCTTCATCGAGGAGATCACCGAGACGATCCGGCTGGGGCTGGTCGGCGGCTCTTCGTGCAGGACCGCCATAGGCACGCCTGACGATGCGAGGATCAGGAAGCTGATCCGCGACTACGTCGAGGAGCGTCCGTGGGTGGAGGGGCAGTTGCTCGCCGCCAGGATTCTTGACGCCGCGCTGTCGGGAGCTCCGGACGAACTCGTCCCAAAACCCAAGGCGAAGGAGAGCCAGCCCCAGTCCTCCCCAGAGGAAAGCTCCCCTTCGCCACTCTCTACGGATGGGGGCCAATCCTTGGATATCGCCCCAGCGATATCGATGCCATGAGCCTGTGGGAATTCCATTGCTGCATAGCTGGCTTCGTCAACGCCCACACGGTCAAGGAACAGGTCAAGCCGCCGACGGCGGAGGAATTCTACGAGCGACTGAACAAGGTCGGTGTAACCGTTCACTGAGGGGGCCATGGCGAGGGGGTTGATCACCGCGAAGCTGCACGGCGTGAAGTCGCTCCAGGCGGTGTCGCGCGCGCAGCAGACCACAGTCACCAATGCGCTCTCCAAGGCGCTGGAAAGGATCGCCCGCGACATCGGCGCGCTCGCCCGTGCCCTGGTGCAGGTCAGGACCGGCAGGCTGAAACGCTCGATCAGGGCGCGTGAGGTGGAGCCGAAGCGCTGGCAGGTGGTCGCGGGCAACCGCAAGGCTTTCTACGGCCACTTCGTCGAACGCGGCACTTTCCGCTCGCGCGCCTATCCGTTCCTGCGGCCGGCCTTTGACGCCTACCGTGACAAGATCGCGGAGCGGGTGAAGAAGGCTGTCATGTCGGGTCTGAAGGCAGCCGCCCGCAAGCGCGCCAAGGGAGCCAGAGATGGCTGATAAAGAGGAAATAGCCTCAGTCGTTGTAGAGCTATCCGCCGACACGACGCAGCTCGACCGGGATATGGCCTCGCTGGCCGCCAAGATCGGCGTGCAGGCGCAGCAGATCAATCGCGCGCTGGGCGGCGCCAGCGCCGCGCCTATCACACAGGCGTTTCAGGCCATCCCGCCCGCAGCCACGGCAGCCACAGCCGCTGTGCAGCAGAGCTTCCAGACGACCCAGAAGGCGGCGGCAGGTGCCACGGCGGCGGTCGGCGCGACCCAGGCGGCGATCCAGGCACTACCGGCTGCCGCCAACCAGGCGGCGGTGGGCGTCTCAGCCGCCACGCGCAAGATGCAGAAGAACTTCGGCTTCATGGCATCGAACATGGCCGCACAGTTCCAGGACGTCGGCGTGCAAATCGCGGCGGGCACCAACCCCATGCAGATCGCCTTGCAGCAGGGCACGCAGATGGCGCTGGTGTTCCAAGCCGCCGCTCAATCGGGACAGAACATGGGTTCTGTCCTAATGGCAGCATTTAAGAGCATCCTTTCACCCGCCACGCTGATCCCCGTGCTGATCATCGGAGCCACCGCGGCGATGGTGCAGTTCTTCACGAAAACCGAGAAAAGCGCTGAGGAGGGGGAGAAGGCTCTCAAGGAGTTTTCGCAGCAACTCAAGGACATCGAGCAGGCCTTTGGCGTTGCCACGGGCTCGCTCGACAAGTTCCTCGATAAGAGCAGGGCGCTGGTCAAGCTCAAGCTGTCGGCTGACATCGTAACCAAGGCCAAAGAGCTGGACGACACGATGCAGAGCATCGCGCACACGCTCGGCCAACGGAGTTTCGGGTTTGGGCTCAGCTCGCAATTTCGCGGGCTGGGCGAGCTATCCGTAATCGCAACGGATCTGAACAAGGCCATCCGGTTGGGGAATGTCGACTGGGACGAATTCAGCCAGCGGATACTGGATGTTGCCGATGCCGATCCGCGGCTTGCCGTAAAGAAACAGGAGTTGCAGGAACTCATCGAGGAGGGCAAGCGGGCCGAGACGATGCTCGAGAACCTGCGCGTTGCCCTGGGTCTGGTTGAGAAGTCGGAGGCCTTCAAAAAGCAGAAGCAGGAAGTGAAGACCTACGCCGATCTTATGGAGAAGATCAGCAAGGTCAATCCAGTCGACGAGACCATGATCGAGCTGTTCTCAAGGCTGGACAGGGAGATCAAGCACGGCGTCGGCAACCTGCGTGACATGAACACCGAACTGAACATCCTCAATGACGCAAAGAAGCGCATGGCCGAGGAGGAGCAGTTCGA